AGCTTCCACTGAATTGACAGTAACAAGCATCATAGGCGGTAAAGGTGGTGCTGTCGGTGGATTTTTCACACTCTGTCACCAAAAACGTTCCCAAGGCTCCATATTCCACCGTTTCGTTGACAGAAACCCCAATTTCCGCTTGAATGGTCGTTCCCTTGAGGTCATAGCGTCCGCTGATTGTTCCCTCAATGGACGCTGCACACACATTGCCAACAGAAATGCTGTCCCTACTGCACACGTTCGCCTCCCAAACCAGCTTCCGAATTTCGTCTGCCGGAACCAATGGTTCTGTCTCTCCTAGGGCGGTGAGCTTGATGACATGGGCTGTGGTGTTCAGCTCTTGGATATATTGCGTTGATACGTTCTTATTCATCCTGCCACCTCACTGCTCAATTCCGTCCACTGTCACGCCAGTTATCCGTTCTAGTCCAGCCCAGCTATACCAAGTATAGCTAGGTGTGCCAAAGTAGACCGTTTTGGTTACGGTAGTGCCCGTCATGTCAGTATACTGCATGGTCACAAAAGGATTGCTTTTGTTGCTGACGACCGTCTCAATCGTCTTAACTTGTGCCGGTGTTAATGGCGGCCAGGTGATAGAGATTTTGCTTTTTATTGCTATTACTGTTCCCAACATCTTGCCTGAGCTGCTTCTTCCGGTATTGCTTGACCAAATTTTTTCACTGGTAATGGTCATGCCCCCAAGGGCAGGGGTGGGCATCTTTGTGCCGTCAATGTACAAATCAGATACAGTAATGCTTGCCAATTCGCCCACCTCCTTAAATCAAAACAGGGCTTTTGCCGGTGCGGTTCCGCTCGCCGTTGATGTATTTCACCACAGTTTTTCCCACTACCTGGCGGTCAAGGGTGACGGTCACGTTAATGGTCTGCTCCCCCTCAGAGCTTCCCATGCGGCTGACCACCTTGTCGGCGATTTTATCCATCCAGCCGGTGTTGCTTTCCAGCGGCAGGACTGCTTCCCGCCCTGCTTCCCCGCCGCCCAGCAGGGTGTTCCCCGCCATGCCGAACAGCTGTGCGCCGTTGAGGATTGCGCCCTTTGCGTTCCAGGTGACTTTGAAATGGGGAAGTGCAATGGGCGTTCCCGACCATGTAACGGACACCTTGGGCAGTTTGATACTGAACTTCGCAGCCAACTTATCCAGCCCTAGAGCTTTAGCCACAGTACCAGTCCAGTTTTTTTTCAAACCGATGGCGAAACTTATCGCAGCTCCTAACTTCTTGCTCACCCAGCCACTAATTGTTGACCAACCGTTCTGAATCAAGCCAATTCCCTTATCGACTTTACCGCCAATATTGGTTTTCACCCATTCACTCACCGTTGACCATGCACTTCTTGCCAGACCAACTCCCTTTTCAACTAAACCGCCGAGATTAGTTTTTACCCAATCACAGACCGTAGTCCAGCCGTTTTTAACCAGGGATACAGCTGCCTGGACATTGGAATTTTTCTTGAAGTTCTCCACAAAGTTGCTCCACGAACTACCGTCAACGTTCACTTTAACACTGGTACTCCAATCTGGAGGAATCATTGAAGACAGTATTGGGTCTAAAGAAAATACGCTAGTGACAGCTTCAGCCGCCCCCGTTATCACTTTGAGCCAATCAATACCAGACAGCAAATCAATGAACGCTTGTACAATGCTTTCCTGGTCAATGCCATTGATAGCAGATGACAAAAACTCACCTAAGCCAAGAATTAAATCGGACGCAGTTTTACCCACGTCTTTCCAATCGGTCGTGGTGAAGAAACTGTTAATGTTGTCAGCCACAAATTGACCAACTTCGCTCCATTTAACGTTTACTGCGAAACCGTCTAAGCCTGCAATACCCGCATTTAGGAGGTCGGCTAGAATCGTTCCAAACTTGATATCATTCTCGTTCAAAGACTCAATAGCTCCATTAACTCCCTGAGCTACAGTTTCGCCAATTTTGTCCCACTTGACTCGTGTTAAGAAGCGGTCAATCGTATTCAGTGCCAGTGATATGGCATCTCCAACTAAATCGCCTGTTCGGGTTGCAATACTCTGCTTTGTACCGTCAGAGTATGTCATCTTTCCGAAGAAGCCGTTAAGGATGTCCGCTACGTGGTCAGTCATAGCCGCCACTTTGCTCTGAAACTCACTGTCCGTCAACTTCGCATCTGCGGAGTCAATTAAATCCCCAAACTTAGCTGCCAGCAGCGCACCGATTCCGGTGAAATCCTGATTAGCTACCAAGCCTTGAATCTGTTCCGCCAAATTGCGCAGCCACTCAGGGAGGATTCCTACAATGCCTTCACCGCCGTCTGTGGTGGAGGTAGACGCTCCATTTCCACTACCGCCGGAGCCACCAGAGCCACCGGAGCTGCTGGAGCTGTCCAATTTGGTAATCTCATCAAAGCCAGCAACGGTGCGATTGTAGGCTTCTTGGGCAGCTGTAGCGTCCTCTGTAGCGTCTGCTACATCACCCACAGCATCCGCTGCATTGCCGGCACTGGTGCTGACGCTCGTCCAACCGGTGCCAAACAAATTAGTAATCAAGCTTGCAACGGCATCTGCAATCCCCACAATATAGGGGAGCAGCTTGCTCATGGCATTGGTCACCAGGTTAATCGCTGGAGCTAGTGCCTGTCCCAGTCCGTTCTTTAGACGTTCCACCGTAGCGTTCAGGGTTTCATTGCTGCTGACGTAACTGCTCACAATCGAGCGCAATCGCCCGAATAAACCAGATACCAGCCGAAGCCCTACCGACACGACCCCTATGTTACGGATAGACCGTACAAGTCCTTCAACGCCGCTTGTGGAAGAACGTGCGCCGCTGCCAATACCACGAATCCATTGAATAACACTGGAAACGCCTTTGAGGACAGTACTTCCCACTGCTTGCAAGGGCTGAAGGGATTGCGACCACTGAATGGGGGTGCCAGCACTTTCCGTCTGGCGGAGAGTTGATAGTAGTTGGGCTTTATATCCCTTTAATGCCTGTTCGATGCTCGCAATCTGAGCAACAACTTCATCATAATCTGAAAAACCCAGACCAAAACCAATGCTTTCCAGCGCACGTTTTTGCTGTTTGAGCATAACTAATTCGTCTGACAGATTTGCGATTTGCTGGTCAGCAATTCTTGTACCATCTGCCATGTCAATGAACTTTTGAGCGGTTGATTTTGCCTCATCTCCAGCATTCTTTGTTGTCTTGCTAGTCTTTGTGGTTTTCACATTCAAATTATCCATTTTTTGGATAATTTGAGTAACTGCCTGTTCCAATCTCTTTGTGCTAGCAGTCAGTTCCTGCTGGGTAGACCCCAAACTTTTGGTAATGCTGGCGGTCATGCGGCGCATACTTTCCTCAGTGCTGTTACCTGATGACTCTGCTTGACCGCTCATCTGGGAGAGCTGAGCGGTCATTTTCTTCACCCCAGCGGTAAAGTCTGACAAATCCACTGTCACTTTAACGCATACTTTCTTTGCAACCGTTTCATCCGCCACTTAACCACCTCCGTTCTGCTGTCCTGCATATCGCTCCATAATGCGGCGGTATTTCGCTACTTTTGCTTCCTGTTTTTCTTCTTCTGTCCAGAAGGGGAATATCTCATAAATAGGAGGAGCAGATTTTTTAGAGAACATAGACCCTAAATATTCTGCTCCCCGTGCTGCAATTACAGACAGAGCCTGATAACGCCGCCGTTCCCGTTCTCGCTGGGTCTGTACCTGTACCACTAGCTCTGCTAGTGTCCAGTTGTCCAAGTCCTGCAAGGGAATGCCAGCAATTATCCCCTCCCGAAGAAGTTCTTCAAAGCTCAGTCCGCAGTCTGAGCCAAGGGAGGGTTTTCCTCTGCCTCGCTGTCAGCAAAGGCAAAAATGTCGTCCACACGGTCATGGAACTTAGCGGTGAAAGAGCTGCCCTGCGCCTCGCTGACTAAGCCGGAAGCCGTGCCAATCCCAATCAGCAGCTCTGCCATATCCACAACGCCAGCAGATGCGCCAGTGTCAACCAGCAGGTCATAAAACTCCTCACCACTGCGAATGGAGTTGGTATTGTCCTCGCCCTTCCAGTTCAGAGCCTCGTTCAGCACATCTGCTGCAATCACGGTATCTTGTGTTGCCAGCATCAATACCGCCAATGGAGTATTCTTATACTTCTCCTTCAATCTGCGCTGACCACCAATGTTCAGCCGGAGACGGTACTCCTCACCATTCACCATACAGTTATAGGTTTTTCTCACATTCATGACTATTTTATCCTTTCTGGTTCAAAAGTAGGGACGTTCCCTTTTTCAGGGAGCGTCCACAGGTAGGTTGTTAAGTTGTGGGATTGGTAATCGTCCACTCACTCTGGAGGTTGACCACCAGCTTGGCAGTAATCAGTTCATCCACCTTTGCGCCCTGCACATAGGTGGAAACATAGCCAGTAGCCGCAAATTTGGTCTTGTCAGGGAAGGTTACTGCAATAGGGACAACATTTCCTGCACTTTCCAGCGTTTTCAGCTTGCGAAAATCAGAGGAAGTGCTGAGGTTGTCGTAGAGGTAAGTCACTTCAAACGCCTTTGCGTCCTGAACACCAGGGACAGTTTTCTTCATACTATCCTTGAGGCAGGTTGCATCCAGCTCAGAGGGCGTGCCACCAAGGTCACCAATGTCCTGCACATAGTTCAGTGCCACACTGTTGACGGACACCTCAATGCCAATACTGGAAAGTCCCTGTTTCGTTGTACTCGTTGTTTCTGCCACGTTCAATCTGTCCTTTCGTGTTAATCAATTAGGCGCAGGGTGCGTTTGTCCACCTTGCGCCCAAACCGCATAATTTTGCGGAAAAAGCCGCCCCCGCTGGAACGATACTGCTCTATCGCCCCATCATAGTCCCGTAAGAAACCAATGTGCATAACTGCCTCGTTTGCAAGTTCTTCCAGCTGCCGAACTTGGTCTTTTTCCTCTGCCCAAATGTCTATCTGCAAGCTGAGGGAATCCACAACTGCGTTGACTGTGCGGTTTTCCACTTGGTCTACGGTAATTAGGGGCTTTTGGGGTACGGACTGAGGAAATGTTTCTGACACTGAAAAATCAAAGTCCGGCTTTATTTCCTCTAACGCCTGCCGCACTTGAGGGACAGGGTCTATTTTCTTGGTTATCACCGTATCACTTCTTTCATCGCCCGTGTTATCTCTCGTTCCAGCTCTGGTTCATACGCCTTAGCTGCATTGTAAAACATAGCATGGGGCTTCATGCCTTCGGTGTATACAAAGCCATTGACTTCTGTGGGTGTCACTGTGTATGTTCCAGCTTGGTCATATAGGTCTCCCAATCGCTGGTTGTAGACCTCATCCGACCAGTACACCCAACCTTCTGCCACATGAGGGACTTGCGCCTCGCCTGGATAACCTGCAGCTGTAGCAACAGGACCCGTGCCAAATTCCAGGAAATACATTACCGGATAATCAGAGACCACCTGACTGGTCAGTTCGTCCCCGTTTCGTTCTGTGCGGACGTAGATGCTCTCTCTTGACCTTCCGCCGTTGACTCTGCCCACAGGAGTTGCGGATTTAACCGCAGCGGCCAAGCTCTCTGCCCCTTGAGCAATTAACCCCTCCATCCGTGCTGTCAAGGCGTTGGACAGAGCATTTGCCCACCGTTCCAGCTCATCTAAGCCTTCCCATTGGATTTCAACGTTCAACCTTGCCCACCTCAACCAGCTTTACCATGCGGAAGCCGCTCCGCTCCATCACAGAGCGCACCTCCCACACAGTGCCACCAAAGACACAGCGGTCAAATTCTTCGATTGCTAACGGCAGGTCAAGGAGGAAGTTGGCAGAAGCGGAAATACTGTCGCCATACTCCCTCAGCATAGCTTCTCGGCTGGCAATATGCCACGCCACGCCAGAAGCAGTCCTTGCCTGTCCGGTATAATCCGCCTTAGTCAAATCATACCGCCGCACAGGGTCGCCGTGGCTGTCCAGCTCAACCTTGCTGCGGTGAAGCGTCCAGTCTTTTCGCCACCACAGAGGGGTATTACGGAGTTTCATACCGTTTCCCCCTCATGGTAACCTGCCTATAGGGAGCCAAACTGCTTAGAATCCCTTGAGCCGCCCCCTTGAAGTCCTCTGGAGTCAGCAAAGTGATGTTCTGGGACTGCTCCCCCTCAGAATAGCTCCATGCTTTTTCGCCGCCGCTATCCTGCTGTTGCTTGTCCCGCTGATAATATACCGTCGCCAACTTGACTGCGTAGGCGGTCAGACTGTCTGGCAGCTTCTCCATGTTCAGGTAGAGCAGCAGCTCTCCTTCAGCCTCGCAAAGCTCATCCTCCAGCAGAGCAGTGGTTTCGTTGTCCAGCTCCTCCAGTCCCAGCCTTCGTTCCAGCCGAACCAGCAGTTCTTCCAGCCGTTCCGGTGCCATTACTCAGCCGTCTTGTGGACGCAGATAGCCATCTTCTTCTGGTCAAGGACGAAAGCATCGTAGCGCACACGACCTTCCACCAGCCAGCCGGAAATACCAGGAGGGTTGTCATGAATATTGTAATCCTCCAGCTTCACAGGAGCGGCAGTACAAGCGGGATTGGTAATTACAAAGTTCACACCAGAAGGCAGGTAGCTGGAAGGTACAGGAATCAAGGGAACGCCATCTACTTTGCCCACTGCGCCGTTCACAGCAATCTGGGTCGCCAAATCACCAGACTTCGTGAAAGACTCATCCTGCTTAATCAGCTTGTAATAGCCGTTGGTGCAGTAACACAGTCTGCCGCCCTGAGGAGCTTTTTCGTCACTGAGCTTTTCCTGTGCATCCAAAAAGGCTCCATAAGCGGTTGCCTTGGTAACGGTGCCAATAACAGACTGTCCTGCGCCCTCACAAATCTGCTTCAGACGATAAATATCAATTTCGGGGATGACCACCTCATCCAACTGTCGCTGGAGGGACTTGCCCGCCTCCATAGTCATCTGAGTGTCATCACGGTTCTTTCGGTCAATGGTGAAGGTAAAAGCACGGTCCTGCTCTACCTTCAGCTCCTGCACGTTATTGGGCAGCTCAGTAGGGTCGCCGTAACGGTTGGAGCCAGAGAGCTTATAGTCGTTCATCGGCACGGTGGGGACAGAAAAGACCTTAACTGTTTCCACACCCAGCCAGTCATAATCATTGTTGACAGCTCCATTGGTCAACGCACCCAGCGTAAACCGTTCGTCAATTTTCGCAGCATACTTCTCAGCGTAATTTACTGCCATTGTTCATCAATCCTTTCTCTTGGTCAGCTTTTTTCCTTCAAAGCCCAGCAAGAAAGCGTCTACTTCCTCCGGTGCCTTGGGGTCTTTAGGCAGAGTCCTGCCCCTCATAGCTCCGTTAATGCCTGCCTGGACAGCGGCATTATAGTCCCGCTCGTAGGCATCCAGATTTGTTTTCGTTGCAGCAGCATCCGCACCAGTGAGCCACTGCGCCATGCTGGAAGGCAATCCTCTGCGGGTCAACTCCTCACCGGTCTGGACCACCAGCTGACGGCGTTCAAACTCCTTCATCCGCTGGGCAAGCTTTTTCTCCCCCTGCGCCAGCTGATAGGCTTGCCTTTCACTGGCGGTCATTTTTTCCAGCTTCTGGGCTTCGGTCAGCTCCTCCTCAGCGGTCTCTTGCCATCTTTGGCGTTCCGCACCAAGCAGGGCTTCATACTGGGTCTTGTATTCCTGATTCTGCTCCAGCAGCTCCGCCAGCGTGAGGGGCTTCTCCGGCTCGTTGGGGGTTTCCTCTGGCTTGTTTTCCTCAGGAGGGATTTCATGTTTCTGCTCTTCTGCCATTATTTTCGTCCTTTCCTTAAAAATGGGTATGAAAAAAGCAACCGGTAAGAATATCTTACAAGTTGCTTTTATCAACAAAGTAATGTAATTGTGTGGAAACGTGGGAGACTAAAAAGCCATGGTGCGGCAGCACTGAGGTTCTTGTTTCAGGGCTGCTCTGTTTCTCGTGGCTCGTAGTGAATGTCGTCAATCCCGTTGCATGGTAATTTTAGTGCTTCAGGGTCATTTCTACAATCATCGATTCGCCCAATAGCTTCAGAAGTCAATCCGTTTGGGAATGCCTCACATTTGTTTCCATTGATTCCCTCAAAACGGTGACGGCAAAAATTGCACGGTGGGTTGTGAAACGCCGGCATACAGTAAAAACGGTCATGCGGGTCTTTTGGATTCATTGTGCTTCCTCCATATAAATTGTATTTCCCTCTACTTTTGTGACAAAGAAAGAGGACTTGCGGCGAAAGAGAACTTCCTGCTCCCCGCTGTTCCATCTAGAGATGTCCTTCCCGTGTTTGGACTGAATAACCATTTGAATCTCCATAGATGAATCATACACGACCTTGCCTGTTGATGTGTATGCGTCATATCGAACTGTTGAAAAAGGCTGGTGCGCCCTCAAGAACGTTTCCATATCAACATCCAACATCTCCGCTGAAAGGGAGCGATACACCGTCCCCTGATAATCCGGCAGCTGTTCAAGTGCCTCATCCAAATCATGAACCAAACTTCTTTGGTCGGCTGTCAATCTCGTTCCACGCCTTAAAGCATCATTCAATGGATAGCTTTTATTAGAGGACATATAATCATAGATAGCTCTCTGCCCCTTTTCATCCAGTATACCACTTTCCCCAGGATTTGCAACAAACTTCTCGCCGCTTCGTTTTGAGGTTTCCTGCTTGTCCTCCTTGACGTACTTGTCATACCACTCCTGGTAAGTCATGTCCCCACGCACATAAACGGTCTCTCCTGTTATGGGGTCACGAGCGGCACGGTCAATCTTTGCCAAAAAATCCTGGCTAAGAACTGCGCAAATAACACTCCGGCAGTTAGGGTGCATAGGTGGACAATTCAGCCCTGTTTGGGCTTCTGCCACTTTGAAAATCTTCCCGTCCAGTGCACGACACACCTTGGAAGTCAACAAGTCAAGAGTGGCAACATAACGGTATTCGGTCAGCCCCGCACGCTGCAAAGACAACAGCTGACCGGCAGATGCGGCACGGCACATTTCTGTCCGAATCAACCTCATGGAGTTGGCAGACGCACCGGAGCGAGTGCCGCTGTTGGGTTTGGCGTGAGGCTTTTGCGGTTCAGCGGACTTCTCTGGCTCGTTGGGAGAGGATTTCATTTCCTTGGACTTGTCCAATTCCTTCAGAGCAGCTTCTGCTTCCGCTATGGTCACATTCTGGATGTCCGGTGGCTTTGGCTCATCCGCTCCGGCAACATAGCCTAGCCGAACCGCCATTTCTTGATAGCTCTGACCAGACAAAATACCAACAGTTACCGTGTCCCGCACCTGCTCCGCAAAGGCTTTGTTATTATTCCAGATACGGCTAGAGTAGTTCTCACCCTCCCATTCCTGCGCCAGCATTGCCTGCACTTGAGGATGTTCAATGCGGGTGAAGTCAATTTCCCGCCCTGTCCCTTGGTACAGGTCAAAATACGTCCGATAATAGCTTTCTTCCGTCACGCCGGAAAGGGCATCCTCCACCAACTTAACCTCTTCCAGACCGGCTTTTCTGGCTTCCAGATATACTTGGTCACGGAGAGCCTGCAAACGGGAAATTCGGTTTGCATAAGCAGGAGCATCCAGCATGGCACGAAGTTCTTCCTTCCGCTTTGGGTCTGTCTCCAGATGATAGGTCTGCAAAAGCTGCTGACGGCAGTCTGCCGTCTGCTTTACGCCCAAAAGCTGGTTTGCCTGCTCGTTGGTTAGCCGGTGTCCTTGGGCGTAACGGGTGTAAATTTTAGCAATCTGCGCCAAAATGGATTGTATTGCCCGTTGATAAATCCGGCTTACCGCCTGCCCCGTCCGCTCCACCGCTTGTCCAGTAAGTAGCTCCAGTTTGATTGCCCGCTTCTTCCAGTAATCCTGGTTTTTCCCTAACCGATTGATTTCATCAAACTTCATGGCGTTAGATGTTCAGGATTCCTGCCCTGCGCACAGCTTCTTCCGCTGCCTGTTCTGCCATCTTGTCCTCCCCTGAGGTGGGCATACGGTACAAGTCAGCGTTTTCCCGCTTCTGCTGCCTGATGTTCTCCACTGCCTCTCTGGGGTCACGGATAAACCAAAGCTGGCTGAGTAGGGTCTCATCATCCACAATCCCTTGGAGCTTTGTCACCAGGTCAACGACATCCTCCTCATTGATTGGAGTCGCCAGCGTAAACACTACGTCAATGTCAGTCACTTCCACAGGAGACATAGCCCCGTTGGTGACCAGCCATTGATTATATAGCCGGAACCGCTCCTTCAAGCCCTTTTCCATCCGGCGAATCTTGTTCCGAACCATCAGGTTCATGGTGAGCAGCTTTAATTTCAACGCCTGACCGCTGGCATTTCCTGCGAACTTTTCGTCACTCATATCCACCGTCAGAGTCATCTTGTGCATTTCCCGTACAAGGGCATCTGCCAGCACCTGAACCGAGCTTTCATCGAAGGTCTTTTGAATGTACTCCGCCTTTGCATCCAGGGGCGCACCGTCAATGAACTTCTCCCGAACTAGCCGTTCTTCATCCCCCTCCCGCAGGCTCATGCCATAGAACACCAGCAGGGCATCCACAAACTTTTTCTTGTCGGTCAAGCGGCTGCTCATCAGCTGGTCATAACCGTCAATCAGGGGCAAAATCTGTTCAAAGTCTCCCTGTCGTTCATTGTTGTTCTCATAGGCAATCACGGGGACTTCTCCAAAGAAATGTTCCCGTGTCTCTCCTACCTGGTGAAACACGGCTGTTTTCAGGTCATCACTGCGGTAATCCTTCTCTGTCTGGTCGGTGTAAATGGTGCAGAAATAATACTTCTGCCGATTTACTGTCTCTCTCCGCTCCCAAACCATGCCGAACAGCTTGTTATGCTCTACCGTAGAATCACAAACTAAAATACCGCACCTGGGGTCAATGTATGCCGAGCGGGGGTAGGGCTTATCGTCCGTACTTGCATAGCACAGCTCCAGACAGTCCCCAAATATACCAATGCCTTTGCCTAGCTGGGCATCTGTCTCGCTAATGTGCTGCCGGTCATAACAGTCAATAAGGGGTGCAATGTCAATCTCGCCGGTAGAGGATAACTCTCCAGTGTCAGGGCTTTGCCGCCACTGGTTAGCGTTGTATTTGATTGGTTCTCCCAAATAATACCCCATGCCGATATCAACCACATACTTGGCGTAATTCACCGCCACTTGCACCTCATCCACTTCTGGCTTCCGCCGAAGGTTGTCATGGAACCCCAAATAATAGCGGTTGAGACGTTCATACCGCTCCACCGCTCGCTCTGCATTTTCGATTAAGTACCGGATAACCTCCGGCGAGATTTGTTCTAGGTCAGGGACTTCTTCCCTGTTTAAATAGAAAATCAAGAATTTCTCTCCCTTACAGCCTTCTGGGGCGAACGCTCACCCGCACCTGTCCCCGTATAACCACAGTGCTGACGAAGTACCGTACAGCATCCATAGCGTGGTCATGTTCTTTTACTGGCTTATCTATGCCCTGTGCGCTGGCTTTTTCGTCCCAGACATATTCCCCAAACTCGCTCAATGTGCGAACACAGCTCTTGGAAAAGAGCAGCTTTCCGTCCCGCAGCAGCTCACTGACGTTCCGAATCCCATCCAGCACTCGGTTGTCTGCTGCTTGGACAGGAATCCCTCTCTGTCTCAGCTCTGCCATAAAACTAGCCGCTGACGGGTCAACCACAATGGAGCGGGGGCGGATACCTGCCAGCCAGCGTTGCAGGTCATCTGCTAATTCGCCGTCAGTCTTTTGCCGTCCATGACCAGACCGCTGGGCTTCTCGCCCAGAGAAGTAATATTCTCTGAGACAGCACCACCGTTCCCCGCCACGTTCCCGCTGCCACAGCAGGAAGCAGGTAGGGTTTAGGGTGCCATAGTCGCAGCTCACAAAATAATCACCGCCGGTTTCCGGCAAAGTCGCCGGAACGTTAGCTCTCTGGGAAAAGCAATCATAAATCACACCGTTGGCAGTTACCCACAGTCCCCGAATGTACCGGTCGTAGAACGCCCCTGTATACTGGGCTGTGTACCTCGCCCGAACCTCTGGACTGAGGCTGAGATTGTCTGCCATTGTGAACCGAAGGCGCAGTAGATTGCGCTGTTCTCTCCGGTCTATCCAATCTATTTTGAACCAGTGGGCTGCACCCGCTGGATTGCAGTTGAACCAGAACTTACTTCCCGCCACAGAACAACGGCTGGTCGCCTGATTAACAAAGCTCTCTGGCATCAATGCCACCTCATCCAGCAGCACACCAGCCAGGGTAATGCCCTGAATCAAGTCTTGTGACCGCTCATCCTTGCCGCCGAACAGGTAAAAATAATTAGTGACCTCCCCACGGGAAATCACCAATAGATTATCTGCTCGTTTATCTGTGAATTGATACCCCCGCCCTGGCAGGGTCTGCTTTAGTACCGCCAATACATTCCGCCGAAAGGAACCTATGGTTTTGCCGCACATAGCAAAGCTCTGTCCATTGAAGCGGGTCATCGCCCACATAACAAAGGATAATGCCATGCAAAGGGTTTTGCCGGAGCGGATTGCACCATCTGCAATTATCCCGTTGGCATCCTGCACAGGGCTACCGTCTGTCCACCAGCTAAATATCTGTCGCTGTTTCCGGCTGAACGGCTGGAAGGTAAACAACGCTGTCATTCCCTTGTCCAATCCTCTGCCGCTCCTTCCAAGGCAGTGAGAAAGCCATCCTCCGGTATATCGGTTGGGCAATCACTGTTCAGCCGTGCCTGCTGTAAAGCAGTGTCCGCTTTCAGCTTCTCTGTCCTTGCCTTGCGCTCCGCTTTCTCTGCCGCCGTGTCACGGCTCTCGCCCAGGATTCTGAGAATTTCCTGCACTGCCTTTGGGTCACCAGTCATCCCCCGCTTTAGCAGCCCCGCAAGTACTGCTGTTTGATTGTCCGCCCCGTCTATAGCAAAGCCTTGCAGAGCTTCCTGTGCTTCTGGGCTATCCGGCGGGAGGAGCAACAGCTCGTTCAGCATGACCCTCATTTGCTTGCGCTTTCGCCGAGCGGCAACGCTAGCTTTCCCTGCCTTGGAAGCATTCGCTCGGCGTTCCTCCGGTGTTAAATCCTCACTGCGTATTAAATTCTTCTCATTGGACAATCACCTCACCTCGCCCGATTGTGTTTAAAACAAAAAAACTACTAGCAGCTCTCAGCCGCCAATAGCAATATCATAACATTTTTTTGATTTTTCTCTTGACAAACATACGTCCGTATGGTATACTTTAAACATGGAAAGGAGGTCAGGACATTGAGCTATCAGCCGAAAAGAAAAAAGAAAAGCGGCAACAAGGTCGAGCCTGCAAGCTACGTCAACCTTATCACCGCAATTCTTGAGCTGGCTACTTCAATCATTCTTCTTTGTGAAGCATTGAAGTAAACCACAAGCCAGGCGAGGAGGGGAAACCCTCCTTTGCCTGAAGCAAGATTATCACAAAACCTGCTCAATGTCAACTGCCGTGAAAACTTTAATTGTCATTCTTGCAACTGTAGCTCTAATTTTAGCCATCATTAGTTTGGCGATTTCCGTTTGGACTATTAAGAGAAGGGATAATCCTCATGAGTGAATCTAAGTACCAAACACAGATTAAGAATCTACGAAAAAACTACGTCCGCTTTCCGTTAGACTTAAAGCCAGATGTGCTGGAAGCCTACAGAGCCGCTTGTAAAGCCAACGGCACCACAGCTACTACGGAAATCAAAAAATTTATTGCCGCTTATATTGCAGAAAACAAGCCCTCGGAGTAATTCTGGGGGCTTGCCCCTTTTGTGTACCCGCCCTAACCCGCTGGGAATTATCTGCCAGCACAACCAAACAGCAAAAGCACCCCATTTGGAGTGCTTCTACCGAAAAAGGAGTATGAAAATCTAAAAACCTCTGCCCATCTGCCAGCAACCAGAATTGCACTGGGGACGGTTGTCTCCCCCTATGGAGATAACCGCTGCCGCTTTTACGCTTGCGGCATATGATTCAAAGGAGGGAAGCAAAATGAAAACGACTCTTTCGCTGCTTTTGTATGCTATTACTGTACACCGTTTTCTTGGCTTTTGTGGTTACATCTTTCCTTTAAGTTTAAATGCTCCCCTACCAGCTCGATGAAGGCTCGTTGTTTTCGCTTGGCACTCTCATAGCTCATGTGCAGTTCCAGCGCAGCTCCCTGCAACGTATGAGACTGCCGCCAGAACACCAGTGAAATCAGCCTTACCCGTTCCTCGCCATCCGGCAGGCGGCTGGTCTCCTGGACTGACGCTTTCACAGCCTCTAATTCACGCTGATTCTGTGGGGGTAGTAACTTCATTGCCACTTGCTCTACAGGTCGCTTTGTGCCGCTGTGCCCGCTCACAAGGGCATACGAGGCGGTTGTGGTCTGTTGCCGCAGGGCAGCAAGCTCTTTCACCAAGGAGGGGTACGCCCTGATAACGGACTTGACATACCCCCACCAGCGATAGCGTGGTTTACTCATGGGTTTTCCTCCTTAACTTTTCCCTCAAAATCCAATATAGACACAACAAGCGGTTCTCAATGCTTCCACCTGATATTCATTTATTTCCATGTTCAGTTATCCTTTCTGACAAAAACCATGTCGCACTTATAAAGTTATGATATTATTGTTTTTTGCTTCTTTAAATTGGTTATGCCAATAAAAAGTTTTTAAAATCAAAAAAAACAATTCTTTGTCGCCCTTGTCGCCCTGTCGCCCTATTTTTTTACATGCGCGTAGAAAAAAACATTTCCCTGTCTCATGTCCATTTTTTTCTCCCCTTATATAGGGGTGTTTTTTCACGTAGACAGGGGCGACAGGGCGACAGCAATTTTTTTAGCAAAAACAAGCGCAAAATTGAGGTTTTCTTCAATTTTATAAAACACTATTTTGCCTATGGAATATATAAGCGTCGCCATGAATTAAAGATTGTCTCTATTTCTCTTGCAAATCCAGCCGACCTTCCCCTCCCCTGCCAGTGACGGGCAGAGGAGGGTTTTATCAGGCTCTGCCGTATTTTTTATTACCCAACCGTATTTCAGCCGTATTATTTTAAGGGCGAAATGCTCCTTAAAATACGACCAGAATACCTCAAAATACCCCTAAAATACGGGAGTATACGGCTAAAATACGCCCAGAATACCGCTAGGACTATATGCAATCTTCCATTTTCGTTTTTGCCCGCCTAACGGCTGCTTGTGCGCCAGACTTAGTTAGTCCAAATTTCTCACCAGTCTCTAGGTAGCTGTGTCCTGCCTCGTAATAGGCTAGGATAGCCTCATCACGGTTTTGGGGCTTTGATTCTTCATCCGGCTTTGGAACAAGTGCCTGCAATCGTTCCACCTCTGCCTTCGCTGTCTGTGCTGCTTGGAAGTTCGCTGTCGAAACTCTATCTACTCGTTCGCTCCTCTCTTTGTAATATTCTGCATGGCGTTTAGCTTCACTCAGCTTTTCTTCCATCATTTCAATTCGTTTATTTTCTTCCCTTAGCCGCCCAATCTGGGCTTCAAGTTCTTCAAGCTGCTTTTCCACTTTTTCAGTCTCCTTTACCCTGGCTGCTTCACCGTGCAAATAGCCTAGCATATACACAGCTCTATGGGTGTTTTGGAGCTTTGGCTCTGCGACTTCCACCATCAATGCTTGATGCAACAGGGCTCGTGCTTCTCTCGCCCCATGTTCTTCCCACTCCTCCTGGGCGCAGGGCTTTATCCCCTTATCGCACAAATAAGCTATCGCTCTGTCCACATAGGGAGACTGTTTGATGTGGTAATCCTCCAACCATGTTTTACGGTTCAAAACAGCTACAAATGTAACGACTGCCGCCATCAGCACAAGGCACACTCTTAACTTCAAATCTGTATCCGGCAACTGTATGCCGGATACAGACAAAAAGATAGCCATTGACAAGCAAATGCGTGTTGCCGGAGACAGCAAATGTGTGAGCATCCCAAAGGGATTGCAAATAAGCACCATGACCACAAATAAAATCAAAATATCTGCATACACCCACACCGGAGCATGGCGGTATCCGGCTTCCAGCAGCAGCCCGAAAGATACGATTGGAAGCAGCTCTCTTTTGTGGCCTAACGCTTCTCTCAATAACCAGAGAATTGTATCCAGCAGTTCCCTCATAACAAAAAAGCCGGAATTGGGCTTAACAGCAGGCAGATAACGATATAGACCCCCAGATGCAAGGAGTCCGGTTCTTCCTTCATGCGCAGCCACTGAACGCCCCAAATTATCATCTGGATAATTGCTCCTGCCGTGCAAATAATTGCATACCATTCCAAACTCGTCATGATTACTCCTCCTCAATTTCAACAACACGGTATTGCGTTTTCTTGATGTACCCATGTCTTGCCATAAACATTTGACGATAAATGTTGTGTCTCGTTACTCCGCAGCGTCTGGCCAATGCCTCAACGCTGGATTCTACCGCCAAAGGCAGTTCGTATTTATCCGCAGACACTTTCATATATAATTTCATCGCATTGGTACCCCATAAATAGCTTCTAGGCACTTGTCAGCGTTTTCCGTGGTTTTACTTGCCCGATAGCGGGCAACAGCACCTTCAAGCCGCTTCCAAACACCAACACTGGCTTCCCACGCCTTGCAATCAAAATCTATTTTTTCATACAACTGCACAAGCTGGAATTTCTCCGCTTTTGCTTGTGTGCGGCTGATGATGCCCATGCGGTACTGGGCATACAGCAGTCTCAAACCGTGGTAAAGCACCTGCTCTGCGCCCGACAAACCTGCTGGGAGCGGCTCGCCTTTTATCGCCTGCTTTTCAAAGCTAAACTCAATCACTTTTTCCAGCTCCCTTCAGGGCTAAATACCATTCGATGGTGGTTACCGCAGCTCTCCAGCCACGGCAAATTGCAGCAACATAGCCTTGTTTACTCAGCTCATCTGCCCACCAGTGTTGTTCGGCGCGAGTCCTTCCTTTTTCCGTTTTCATTTCAATGTACAGCCCATGATATGGACCACGGGCAACCGGCAGACAAAGGTCGGGTACACCCGCTTTCACGCCCTGCGCCTTTAAGTGCTTTGCTTCGATTGCATCACGCTTCCCCCCGTTCGGGATATGGTGCAGTAGTTTCAGTTCAGGGAAACGCTCCCTCACTTTGGGCTGCGCTGCCCATTTGAATACAAATTCCTGTTCCTGTGCTTCTGTCATGTTCATGCTCCTCTCGTTTCATCGATTAAACATCCGGTTTAAAATTTGGCTTGCTTCCTGCTTGGTCAGTCCATCCGTCTGGAAAGTGGGGAACATCCGCTTTACCTGCGCTATTTGCTTCTCAGACGCAGGTTTTGCGCCCCATTTTTTCACTTGATTGATGTCCCAAATATAAGCCTCATCACCAAAACGTGTCCGCAAAGCCGTATACGCCCTGTCAAAGGCAGTTTGAGTATCAACTAAGTCATTACCTAACCGCACCCGTCCTAGGGCATCTGGCGGCGGAATAACCAGCCTGCGCCGCTGCCCTGTCTCAGGGTCTTTTGTTAGGCTGCACACCATAGAGCCATCAGGCATCCTGAACCAGTTGACATTGTGGGTGTTGTAGCTGTTTCCTCTTGCCCACAGGTCAACAATTTGGATATTTTTTATCCAGCTTTCAGGACAATCCGTTGCACTGGCAGCCTTTAACGGCAGGTCAAATAGCTCTCCTTGGACTTCGTCCCGCTTCTTTTCTGGGACATTAGACATATCCACGCCCAATAAGGATGGGGCTGTGCAGGGGCTTAACCGTCCTGTAACGCCCACGCAGTCAATTAAATTTAATTGTGTTTTTTCTGGGTGCAGACGCAGCCCTCGTCCTACCATCTGGGCATATAGGCTTTCGCTCTGGGTCGGTCGTGCAATGATTACCGTTTCCACCAAAGGCATATCTGTCCCTTCCGTAAAGACCATACAGTTTACAATGCAGGGAATTTCCCGCTTTGTAAACTTTTCAATGATTTCAGCTCTATTTTTGGTGTCTCCAGTAACGACAACTGCACCCTCTATCCGACTGGCAATTTCTTCGCACTGCCGGACAGAGCAAGCAAATATTAGCGTTGCTCCACTTGCGAGTTTCTGGTAGGATTCAGCGATTGCATCTGCTGTACCTTCCATTGCTTCATCTAACTCACCAGGGGCATAGTCGCCATTTCTGGTACGAACTGCACTCAAATCATAGCCTATATTTACACGTCTTGCGTATATGCTGCATAAGTATTTGTGTTCAATAGCCCAACGCAAATCCCGCTGAAAAATGATGCGTTCAAAAACATTATCCAGTCGCACATTGTCCGAACGGTTGGGAGTTGCTGTAAAACCCACAACTTTCCGAGCTTGAAAATAATCAAGCACCTTGCGGTATGTAGGGCTTGCACTGTGATGAGCTTCATCTACAACAATCAGCTCAAAATCATCAGGCTTGTAGCTGTCCAACCGCCGAACCAGTGACTGGACGGAAGCACTGACCACTTCTTCTCCGTGGCTATGAGATTTTGCTCGTTCCACGCCAAAGGAACAATCAAAATACTTCCTGGGCTGCTCTACTAGCTCCTCTCGGTGAGAAATCAGCAACATTCGTTCTCCGTGGCGGGGAATATTTGCGAATGTTACTGTTTTTCCCATTCCAGTTGCCATCTGGACTAGATATCGTCCAGATGGTTGAGCTTCAATGGCATTGATACACTCTCGCTGATAATCCCGCAGCTTGATTCCCGTCATTAAAGCACCTCCGACTCAACAGCGTTCAAGTCAACACTGTCTATTTTTAATGCTATGGTTTGAATAGGAATGCCGTTTACTCGCATTCGGTACGAATACTTTTGGCGTTGAATAAGAATGAGGTTGTTTGCTCTTAACCAACTTAGAACAGCCTGGGGAGAAACTCCATTATCCTGCGCCAAAGATTCAAATTGGGGTCTGGAAATGTAGGCAACATTACCCTCAATTCGTCCATAAGTCCCGTTTTGGGCAGGCGCATTGTAGGTTTCAAAGTGAGTTTTATTTTCTGCTACCCATGACACAGCAATAGGATAGAATCTTGCGCCCAGGCTTGCTGATTCTTTAGAGGCAAGGAAGTTCGAAAGCTCTTGTGCCGCCAGCGGTTCGGCAGCACCTCCGAAAACCCACTCACAGGCAAGGCGGTCTGCAACTAAAATTGCTGCTGCTGCCATTGCTTGTTTTTCCGTAGTATCTGTTCTGCTGAACGTTGTAAAATAGGCATTAAACAAACTTTTTACCACGGCAAACATATTTTCATCTTCGTACAATTTCTGCACAAAGATTTTTCCCGCCTGTCCAAAATTTTCCTTTAGGTTATTTGCGACTCTGTTACCCTCCTTGATGACAGGACTGCCAGAGGAACACTCGATGTCTATCACTCGGTTAATGGCACCCGCTCCGGCTGTTGTACTGTTCAGGGGTGATTCTCCAGTTGTCAAGATTGTGTTCTTCCATGTGGGGGTGATGTCCACGCCACCGGCCTTATTGCCACGAGTGCGCCCCACACCCTGCGCAAGCTTGTAAACATCAAACTGTGTATTTCCCCTGCTGTCTCTTGCGAGCTGAAGCTCGTCCAGACAGAGGGGCAAGTGATTCAAAAACGCCGCTGTTTTTTCATTGCCAACGGTTGTACTGTCAAAGGTTTTAACGTATCGTCCCACAGTGGGGTCACCCCACACAGAGGCGGCAAGCATCAGACAAACGGTTTTACCTGTGCCACTGTCCACGCCCCACAGGTGGACAAAGAACGGAAGGCACCCCAATCCCTCCAACAGCGGAGATGCAAAGGACGCAGCCAGGACAATTTTCGCAGTCAAAGACATTTCCCGACATTCCATGGCAATCTTACGCCATTGCTCAAATTCACCCTTTTGGGTAACTGCCTCAAACAGCGGCTTGAAACAGTTGTCTCCGTCAAAAATCAGGTCATCTACATAAGGAGAAAAACCATAATTTTTGAAATATCCCAGCCGCCCAACAGATTTTTTCTCAGGCATAATGTCAAAACTCAGCGTTTCAACATCAGAAATGTACTGCACCAGTGCTTTTGCGTTGCTTGATGTAACTCCGATACCAATGCCCGCAAGCTCTGTGATTTTGGACGCAGATGCCAAAACCCGTTTGTCCTCAATCGTGGTTCGCCAGCGTCCAGAGCCTTTGCGGTAAGCAAGATTTAATTTTTCTGCTCCAGTGTCAATATTGACATATCGTTCAAAAGGGAACACCGGATGACGGACTGCCCAGTTTTCTCCAAAATCGCTCTTAGTGCGCACTCCGTCATCATCAGCAATCCACATACCACATTTAAAGTCGTTTTCTGTTATTTCTGTCATATCGGAAAAGTTCAAATAATGGGTTTCATCGTCCAGAAACATTTTGCGTTTCTTTTTGTAGGCACGAAAAAGCTTCTGAAACTGCCCACCTGTTACACCCAGCTCTTTGGCTTTTGCCTGCGCCTCCATTTCGGACACATCTCTGTCAAACTCGTCCTTTATGGACAGCAGCCAGACAAAGACATGTCCGCTGGTAACATCTTTTACAGTCATATCCTCTACTGAAAAGTCCATAACTTCCACGCTGGGTGACACAGATAGATTTTTTCTACCTTCCATCTTCATCACCTCCAATTCTTGTTTTCAGAGAGAAAGTAATCTAAAAAAGCCATCCGCTCTGCTGCCGCTGATTTTAGGTAGGGGTCTGCGCCTTCATCATGCAGAGTAAAGACGCAACGTGCATATTCATCTTCTTTGGCGGCGTACTCTGCTGTCTGTTTCTTTCGCTCCGCCAGCCGTTCGGCGTTCTCACGCTTGATTTTCGCCATCTCTGTGGCTGGGCGTTCCGAGAAAACGCCCAGCCCAAAGTCAGAATCCAACTTAATAGCAGCATCAATAAAGGGATACCCAAAAAGAGCCATCACTAAATTGATACTATCTCCTCCAGCGTGACAGCCGAAGCAGTACCATCCCTTTCCATTGGGATAGACCTTGAAACTGCCCGTATTTTCGCTGTGGAGAGGGCACCGGCAAAAGCCCTGTCTGTTAGGGCGCAGTCCGGTATACCTCTCCAACACCTCAACGACAGGAATGGAACGGAGTGGTTCTAAATTCCTGCCAGCCATGCTTGATTAAAACGGAAGGTCTCCGTCATCAGGAAGCGGATAAAAGTCGCCTGCTCCCGTCTGCTCCTGCACATAAGGCTGAGGAATATACGGTGTAGTTGCAGAATTACCATAACCATATGCTGGGGGAGGATATCCTCCCCCATAGGATGGTGCAGCAGGCTGAACAGTTACTTTCGCCTTTCTCAGGTCAGGGACTTTGAAGTCCTGCTCTCTGATTGCCTTTACGCTGCGCACCTGCGCAACATAGAGCCGCAGTTTGATTTCCCCACTGTTAGCTCGGTATTCCTCTTTTGCCAGGACAACACCTAAGTATTTGCCCACCATAGCGTCAAGCTGGCGAGTATTGAACCGATACTGGGGGTTGGAAACCTCCAAAACGGTCTTGAAGCCCTTGAAGAAGCCCAGTGCAGTAGGCTTGTAAGAACGGATGAAGGCATAAGGATGGAAGCCGGCTCTATCATAGGTCTGCTGATTCAGCCCTACAAACTCGCCTTCAGCAAAATCCCAGAAAATGCGAAGATACTGCTTAGCCTCCACATCTTCATAGCCCGTGATTTTGGCAATATAGCCGCCAGGCTCAGGAGTGGGATATTCCCCGTCTTGTCTCTCCTGGATGTCGTCCCAATTTTGAATATCAATCATTATTTTTTCCTCCTGTCAGACCCCAATACTCTCTGATTGTTTCGTCAACCATTTTAAGGTCATTATCAATACTTTTGGTTGCAAACATCTCCATAGGAGACTTTGCCGTGGTGAAACCGTCACTTTGGGTGATAAAGAAGTGACCGTCACTGTTAACTTGACACAGCAGAACGATTGAAAACAACCCTTCCAGCGTGAGCTTGTTGTCAATCATCTTGCCAACTGTTTTGGCTTTCGTCTTTCCGTTTTCGTCCACATCGGTATGATGCAGGAAATAGACAATTACGTCCGGTGGGGTCTTGGCAATGATGAAACGTAACAGACCAGTGAAATTCAACGCCATTTCGGTGAACTTGGTATAACCAGTTTCCTTTGCTCTGTCTAGTTCCTCGAACGCCATCAAATACTGACTGTCGTCAATGACATACGCCTTCTTAGATGGCTTTTGAAGGACAGCGTAAATGTCCTGGTATCTGGCGTTTTCCATCTTGGGAAGACGCTTTCTGAACGGCAAGGGTTTAGACGCTACATTAAAAATGCTCACATCTTCCGGTTCAAAGTTTCGCAGGCTGGTAGACTTTCCAGAGCCGGATTCCCCCAAAATCAGCACAGGGATTCCCATTTTAATCCTCCTTTTCAAACGTTACAGGGCAGGTGTTGCCCCGACAGGTATCGGGATAGAGCAAATGCTCCATAGTCAACAAACATTCGTAACGCAGTCCATACCGTCTTGTGACGTAAGGACACTGTGCGCAAACCGTCTGGTCCTCAGGAAAGGGGACGGCAATGGTCGCTTGACCCGTGGTGTAGTAGCTCACGCCACTGCTTTTCTTGCTCATAACTTTTCAATCCTCCATACAAGGAGGTTCAGTTTTAACCTCAATCTTGGTTTCCCACTCCCAGGAGACATACAGTTCTTCAAGCATGGCATACAGGTCAATGATGGTCTGAGCCGTGACGGGTTCTTCAGGGGCAAGCATACAACGCACGTTGTTAATCATGCTTTGCATGTAAATTTCCTTTTTGGACATTGCAATTTCAAATCCTTTCTGTTAAAATGTGAGACGTGAATTTTTCTTTTGCCGTTGACGGGAGCTCCAGTCCCGCCAGCGGCTTTTTGTTAGGGCTTTTGAAGCTGGTCCTCAATGTCGTACTTCACTTCTCTGAAGAAGCTCAAATGCCGGCTGAATTTGTTTGCCATGTA